CTTGTATTAAACGAGGTGGACGGTCAAACATGGTTTGGCGTACCATACCGCACGATAATCGGGCGTCCTCGTTGGGCTACTATGTGCCGGAATGAAATCATTCCGTACGTAGAAGGTGAGTCTGATCTTCCTGGCGAAAGTGCCGAGGATATGGAACTGGATTTTGAAAATTTCAAGTATACAGATCCGATCATAGCTCTTGATGAAACCACCGGGTATAGAATATACCAGTGGGCTATCGAGGAAGGTATTCGGCAAGGTATCCTTGCCGGCACTCCTTATGTCAGTGATGATGTTCTTCGTCCGACGGGCAATTACCCGTCGATCAGAGCGTCTGCCATCGGGGAACCCGGTGACAAGGCTAGAACCATCACAGTTGACGAGGATTGGTTGACAGAATTTCTGCAACCTTTCGCACATGATTTGTTAGGTGAATTAAAAACACACCCATCCGTCACGGCGGGACTCTCCCGCGCGTGGCAACATTTCGAGTGGGTTAAGGGGCTGCGAAACACAGTTCCTTATCCTAAAGGTACAACCTACTATCTTAGTAGTGACCTTAAGACGGCTACAGATTTCTGTACCCATGAGTACTCCAAGTCAATGCTTGAAGGGCTCGACGCCGGTTTAGACAGAACCTGTCCACTGCGGCGTGCATGCATTTATCTCATCTGTGGTCCTCGAGTTTATGAGGACCCCATTGTTGGTGATGAATTTACTACCGTAAGAGCTTGCCTAATGGGCACTCCAGGTGTAAAAGCAGTTCTGACTATGCACAATCTTTGTGCAGAGTTAGAGGCAACATACAGACATTGTCTGGGTATGTACCATGCGTCCGATCGCGATTTGTTAAACGCGATTCGGGCGTCAAAAGGTCCGCCACTTTTAAAGTGGAGGCACTTTGCCTGTTCGGGTGATGATCACACCGCGCAGGGTCCGATTGAATATCTTAGATGTATTACATCTAACCATATCAAGAACGGTATGAAGGTCTCAGAACCACAGAACTTTATAAGTTCGTTCGGGTCCTACTACTGCGAGGAAATGTTCCTCACGGTAGGCCTTGAGGATCATGATATTTGGGGGGTGACCACACCACTCAAAGATCGTGATTATCTTAGACATCCGCATATAGACTCACTAAAAGTCAGACTATTTTCTCCTTGTTCCAAGGAGTGCGAGTCGAAAGATGAGAGTAATCCTGCCGTTGGCAAGGCCAGGCAGGCTCACGGCATGATAGCATGGCTATCAGGGGGCTGGGAATCAATGAAATCATTGTTTTCTGCCCGTTGGGAATCCCGATTAGAAGCATTTCTTCCAAAGGATTTAATTTTTCGATATCTCCCAGTTAGACTGGGCGGTATTGAGGCTCCCGCCTTCCATGTGAGTGATAACACTCTACGGAAGATATTTAAATCTATACCACCAGCTCATTTAATGAGCATCATCAAAGTGATGGATGGTACAGTATCACCCCTTGTTTCGAGGACGCTTGCCACTTTTAGTAGCAACGCCCGAGCACGAGGAATAAACGCCGAGTTGGTCCAAGACCAGATCGTCGAAGTTCTCCACAATTCTGAATTGACAGGAGGACTTAATGAGGATGAGCTCCAGCTAGCAGCTGGGGTTCCAGATAATATCTGGAAAGACCTTCATTACTCGAGAAAACTCGATGTAGCGAAGGGATTACGTCTCATACCTGTGAACGATGCAATTAATTTAATTGATCGTCCATACTTATTTCGTGATATATTATATCCCGAGATGAGTAGGAAACATGGTATTGATCCATATCGCTCAGCAGCGTATGAGAACAAGCCATGGCCCTTGCGAGTGTCCATGTTTTACGAGAATCTCATAAAACATGCACCTCAGACTGACTTCTCTAAAGTAGAGGAGACAATTAAGGAGTCCACCATCGAGAGTATCTCGAAGTGGGCGAAATCTAATATTAGTCTAGATTTACCCCGAGAATTGTATTTCATTCCCGAAGCCGTCGTAGTGACAGAGAAGCTCTGCACATTACGAACCCCATTGGGGTTGGATTTACCGAAACGGTAAATGGTGATCTTAAGAAGGTATCGAGGTTTAAGAAGCCTGA